ATCGGCGTTGTCGTTGGCAGCGTCTTCGTCGGCTTGTGCCGCGTCCAGGGCCGCCTCGTACTCCGGGGTTCCGGGTTCCAGTTCGTTCAGGTTCACTCTCACTCCTCATCCCGATTGACGGCCGGGTGCCAAGAACGACAAAGCCCGCCGGGATTGCTCCGGGCGGGCCTCGTGTTCGCCATCGCTGAATACCTCATCCACCCGGCGCGATGTAAGCCGGGCGGTGGGAACTTCCCCCTCTTACTCCCTGGCCGCGGGGGGCATGGCCAGGGACGAAACTGGTGTCAGGTCTGCGCGGCCTCGGCCAGCGCGGCCTCTAGGTCGGCGTCGCGGTTCGGCGTGGCCTCCTCGCGGTCGATGTTGTGCAGGTCGCGGGCCACGTTGTGGCCGATCTCGCGGGCCTTGGCGGCGTTGAGGGTGGCCACGGTGTCGGCCACGCGCACGTCGGCGGTCAGCTTGGCCACCTTGGCCTGTGTCTCGGCGTCTTCCAGCGCGCTCTTGCGGGCCATCATTTCCTGCTGCTGGGCCTGCTGCTGCTGCTGCTGCTGGCGGTCGCCGGCCACCGGCACGCCCTTGGCGCGGCGCAGGTCGTCGGCGATGGCCTGGCGGTTGCTCAGGCTGCTGCCCTCGATGAACACCGGGCCCAGGATGGCCAGGGCCTGCGGGTCGCCGCGGAAGGCCTGCAGCATGGTGGCCACCTGCTGCTGCTCCTGCATGCGGAAGGCCGGGCTGGTCGGCACGTCGCTCAGGCCCACCTTCACCGGCGCGTCCTTCACGCGGTTGATCGGTGCACCGGTCTGCGGATCCCAGCTGTTCAGCACGATCACGCGCTTGTTCTGGCCGGCGCCCATGACCACCTTCAGGTCTTCATCGAGATGGTCTTCAACGATCATCTCCAGCACCTGCTCGTGCACCAGCTTGCGGCCAAAGCGGTAGTTGTCGTTGAGCTCGCCCATGGCGACGATGCCCTGCTCGGTCAGGCTGTTGATGGCCACGCCCGAGGTCACGCCCTGCTGCGCTTGGCCGAGTTGGGTGCTGTAGACGCGCGGCACCTCTTGGATCAGCGCCTTGCTGTCCTGCATCACGTCCACCTGAAACGGCTCCATGCGCAGGCCGTTGGCGATCTGGAAGGCGTTGGCGTTGCGCCGGTCAGGGTTCAGCACCGCCACCATGTCCGGACGGTTCATGGTCTTGGTGATGTCGGCGATGTTGTTGTATTCATCGTCCAGGGCGTCCGAGTCCATCACCAACTGCCGCGCCTTGAGCATCCAGTGGATCATCTGGCGGCGCTCGTTGTACTCGTCCTGCGGGGTAATCATCCCTTCGATCAGGCCATAGGGCGTGCGGTCCTCGTCGTCGCGGAAAGCGAAGAACGGCACGTAGGGGAAGTGCCGGCGGCGCGTGCCCTGGTCCAGCAGGCGGTGCGGGCCAGCGAACAGGGCCATGCGCACCTGCCGGGTGATGGCGCGGCTGATCTTGACCGTGCCGCGGCTCACCGCCTCGATGTGCAGCGGGTTGGTTTCGTCGTAGGCCAGGCGCTTGCCGGGGCCGACGTGCAGCACCACCGTCTCGGCGGGCACCCGATACCACACCTCGTACATCTTGATGCGCTGGCGGCGCGTGTCGGCCCACTCGTCGCGGCGGATGCGCGTGCGGCGCTCGTTGCTGTAGCTGCGGTACAGGATGTTGTCGTGGTCCTCGGGCAGCGCGATGAGATCCCAGCCGTTCAGCGCCTGCTCAAGGATGCGGCGGTGCTCGGGCATCCAGGCGACGGCCTCGTCCAAGTCCATCCAGCGCTTGCGCACCAGCCAGCGGGCATCCTTCAGGCCCAGGTCGGTGGCGCGCATGTCCCACCAGATTTCCGAGCGGTGCACGTCGGTCACGCGATACGGGTAGTCCAGCGGGTCGGCCGCGCGGCTCACTTCCACCCAGCCAATGCCGCCCTTGACCTGGCCGGCGTAGCCGTTGCTCACGGCCATGTCGATGTTGGCCTCGCGCGTGGCCTCCTTGTGCTTCTTGCTCAGGACATCGGCCACGTCCTGAAAGTCGTCGTCGTCGGCCTCGATGCGCACGTCGCTGCGCGCCTTGGCTTCCTGGCCCAGAACGCCGTTGACCACCCCGTGGATGAGGTTGATCTGGCGCGGCTCGATGCCCCACTCGGTGCGGATCTTGTGCTCGGCCTCGGGCGTGAGCTGCTTGCCCATGTCGTAGTAGGCGTGGGCCTTGTCGCTGCGGTCGCGCCAGTCGGGTTGGCTCTCGCAGTCCGACACCAGTTCCTCCAGCGCGTGGAGCGAGTAGCCATCCTTGGCTTCGTCGCGTGCGCTGGCGGCACCGTGCTCGCGCACGGGCTTGAGGGGGCGGGTTTCAAGCTGCATCGTGGGCTTTCTCAGTCTTCCAGGCCGCGGAGTTGGCGGTAGGCGCTCGCGCCCTTGGAGTTGTTCACGCGCGCCACTTGGATACCGCTGACCACGAGGTATCGAGTTGCGTCCATGGCGTGGTCTTTCTCTTTGACGATGTTCCCGCGCTCGTCGCGCCGGTAGATGCGGTACTCGCTCAGCCAAGGCTTGAGGCTGCGAAACACCTTCAGCCGGCCGGTGGCCAGGCGCTGGTGCACCTCGTACAGGCCCGACTCGCGCGAGTTGTCGGCTTCGATCAGGGGCAGGCCCAGGTCGCGGTAGATCTGCAGCAGCTGCTCGCCGTCCTTCTGGCTGCGGCCGCGGCTGGCCGGGTCGATCACGCCGGGTATCCACTTCCCGCGGGCGTGGATGCCAGCAACGTGGGTGCTGGGCTCCTGCTGGCCCTGGTAGTGCAGGCTGTAGAGGTACAGGCAATCGGAATCGCGGTCCAGCGCGCCGAACACAGCCGCGGTGCAGTTCCAGCCCACGTCCAGGCCGTAGGCACGCGGCCAATGGTCGGGGATGGCGAAGTCGTCCACCACGATCTGTTCTTCGGGCACCGGGTAGATGGCCCCGCTGCCAATGCTCGGGATGCCCTTGGAGCGCGCCTCCACTAGGTGCGGCTCGGCGTCGGCCAGCATGCGGCGCTTCTGGTCGGCGCTCAGGTGTGGCACGTCATCCCAGCCGGCCATCACGATGCCGCGGTCGCCGTTGATGCCGCGGCGGCCATCGGGGATGGCGGCATCCTCACCCAGGTACTTGAGCACGTTGGGCGTCAGGCCCCGCAGCGGGGTGAACGTCTCGATCAGCAGCCCGTTCGTGGTCATCAGGCGCATGACGCACTCAGCCCGGATGCCCTCGTTGCTCTCCTCGTCCAGCCAGATAAGGTCTTTCTCGGTGCCCTGGAAGGCCTTGCGGCCCTGCTCGTAGCTCTTGAAGGCCAGGCGGGACACCCCGCCGCTTATGTGGCGCACCTCGATGTAGTCCAGCGCCCCGTTCCCGTTGGGCCTGCGCACGGTGCGGATCAGGTCGTCGGCGGGGATCAGGCCGGTGCCGTAGTCGCTTTCCGGGCCCACCATCTTGTCCTGAATGATGTCCCGCACCGTCTCGTTGGTGTCGCCGGCCGCCCAGGCGTCGATCGGCTTGTCGAAGCGGTAGCCTGGCCACCAGTCCGGGTAACGCCCGGTCAGGTGCAGCGTGGTTTCGTAACCTCCCCCGCCCTCGGTCTTGCCCACCCGGTTGGCGGCCATGAAGCACCGGCTCGGCACCGTGGCGCCCAGCTTGAAGAACTCCATGTGCTGCACGTAGAGGTCGCGGCGCAGCGGGCCGGTGTCCGGGAAGTAGCTCCAGAGCTTGCGACGCCGCGCCCGGCGCTCTCTCTCTTCCAGCAGTGCCAGCAGTTCAAGGCGCGCGGCCCGGGACTGCGGGATGGTTTCAGGTGGGCAGGCGAGCACGGAGGCGGGCTTCAATCTCTTCGTCGCTCAGGTCTTCGAGCGGCGTCTTGGGCTTCTCCTCCACCCCGATGCCGTAGGCCTCGCGCTCCAGGGCGATCAGCACCCGCAGCGCCTCGGCCAGTTCCTTCACGCCCTTGATGCGCTGGGGAAGGCTGATGGCCTTGTGATAGGCCTCGTTCAGCTTGTCTTGGCCGCGCTCGTCGGGGTTGCGCAGCATCTCGCCCAGGCTCTCGAACACGCCCGGGTCTGCGGCTTCCGCCTCGCACTCGGCAAGCAGGCGGATCACCAAGCTGCGCATGCGGGTGATGTCGCCGCGGTGCGCAAGGCGGATGGCTGCCACGTCGGCCGCTGCGGTCGCCACGATCTCGGCGGTGGTGACAGTCGTTTCCGCTGACACCTTCCCTGTCACCATGGCCTGTGCAACCATGGCGTCGGCCTTGGCCATCACCTTGGCGCGAAGGTCGCGCGGCACGCCCAGCTTCTCGAAGTGCTTGATGATGGCCGAGCGAGAAACCTTGATGCCGGTCTTCTCGGTGTACTCGGCGGCAAGCTGCTGCGGGCTCTTCAGCCCAGCGCGCCAGCCTGGCTCGATGGCCTCGTAGTCGACTTTCTTGGGGGCTGCCATGGTCAGGCCGGGGCGTCGGTGATGGCGTGCAAGGCGCCGATGGGGGTGAACATGGCGAGATCTAGGCCAGCAAAGGAGGGGCAGCCGGCCGGTGCGGAGACGCCGGTGTTGTCCAGGGCGCTGGCGGTCTTCGCGCACGGGATGGGGCTGCCGGGGTCGATCTGGTCGGCGCTGGCGAAGCTGGTGGCCGCGCCCGGGGCGATGTTGGCCAGGGTCGTGCAGTCCACCACCAGGCGCGGGGCGTCGATCACGCGGTTGGTGGTTTCGACGGTGCCGTTGGCGTTCTGCGTCTTCGTGATGCCGGCGTACAGGGCACCGACGATGAGGTTGTTGAAGACCTGGGCGCCGCGGGAGAGCACAAAGTCGTTCTCGGCGATGCCGTAGCGCTGGTTCGGGCTCGTGACGCGGCCGCTGAAGATGCAGGTGTTGTTGAACACGCGCAGGTGCGGGGTGCCGATGAAGAAGATCTGCCCGGCGAACGCACCCGAGAAGATGAGGTTGCGGGCCGGCGGGGCGATGAGGTTGTCCACCAGCACGTTGCCGAACACCCGGTTGCCAAAGCCCCGGTTGACCTGAATCCCGTTGCCTTCGCAGAGCTCCACGAAGTTGCTGTGCACGTCGACATTGCGGGTTTGGTCGTCCAGGCCGATGCCCACGCCCTCGGAGCCGTCAGAAAGCCAGCTGTAGGCGCCGCTGATGAAGTTGTGACGCACCACGCCGTCCTGGGTGGCAGTGGCCGCGGCAGCGCCGTAGAGCTCAATGGCGCGGCCATAGCCGGTGACGGAGCCTTGCGTCACGCCGGCGTCGAACGAGCCCGAGCGCAGGATGCGGTTGGACTGCACCAGCCAGGCGCCGCGGGCTGCGCTGATGTGAATGCCGAACTCGCCCGTGTCGGCGATGTCGTTGTTCTCGATCACTGCGCCTGTGAAGTCCACAGAGGCCGCGCCGACACCATCCATGCCAACACCGCGGGGGCTGCGCGAGATGCGGTTGCGATAGATCTTGGCCGCGCCGCCGCCGTTGAGGATCGACACGCCGCCACGGCCCACCGTGCTGCCGCCGTTGGCGCGAAAGGTGTTGCATGCCACCGTGCCGGTGTAGGCGGCTGCGCCGCCGCTGTCCCAGGCATAGAAGCCGCTGCCGACGTTGGAGTGGATGCTGTTGTACTGAACGACGGCGTTGCTCGGGATGTTGCCCACTTGGTAGACGTACACCCCGTCGCCGCCGTTGTTGCGGATCGTGCAGCCCTGGATGACGTGGCCGTTGCCATACACGCGGATGCCGGCGAACCCGCCGCTCAAGATCTCGCAGTTGGTGATGTGGCAGTTCAGCGCGCCGTTGGTGTCGATGACGCCGAAGGTGTTGACCGGGCCGCCCACCAGGCGCAGGCCGTCGATGCACACCCAGTCTTTCGTGTTGCCGCCGATGAACA